AATGTGGCAGTCAAAGAAAGCATACAGTGGTCAGGAACCACTAGAACCAGCGTACAAGATTTTGGAGCCACCAGATTAATTGTGCGTCACAGTGAAGCAGTTAACGAAGAAACTCCGGGATCGCGCAGTAGAAAAATCGAAAGTATGTTTGTGGAAACAGACCAGGGCGAGCGTTTCCGTATGCCTTATAATCGTCTTAGTTTGGGTCGTGCCATGGCTCAACACCTAGCCCATGGCGGTCGTGTTTATGATGAAGCCGGGCAGCACATCACAGGTTTAGCCGAGGAAATGGCCAACTTGAGTTTCTTTGTGCGTAACACACGCCATAGACAATTCGAAGATTCAGAAACCACCGGCATGGTTGAAAGCGCCATTGAAAGATATAAAATATTACGCAGTAGTTTGAGTAAATTAAGTCGTGCACGCGGTTACCAACAATTTGCAGAGACCTTTGTGCCAGAATCGGGCATCGAAGATGAATATGACATTGACGCCCTTAAAGAGCGTTTTGTTAAAAAGGTATTTGATGATCGTTTAACAGCAGCACTGCCTTATGTGTACAGAGCGTATCAGCAACGCCAAGTTGGTGAAGAACGTTATGTGAAGGAATTTGATCGTTGGACTGACCAGGTGGTTGAAGACGAACTCACAGAGCCTGACTTTGACGCATTACGCACTTTGATGAGTAAGCCCATTCGTGCAGGACGTAATGGCATAGATGCCATTGGAGCCGTTAAGTCTGTTGTTGATGATGAAGAACTAGATGATTTGCTATCACAAGCAGCCGAAATGCAAGGTGATGATGCTGATGTACGCAAGATCATCGACGATTGGTTCATTGAGAATTATCCAGAATATAGCAGTATGATTCCTATCGAACCTGCCATGGACGAGCCTGCTGTACCTGCTGCTGCCAAAGAAGACACAGCCCAAGCATTCGAAAACTTAAGACGATTGGCCGGGCTCAAATAATCTAATTAGATTATAAAAGGTAGAAAAATCTACCTTTTGTGTTGACAAGCTAAATACAAATGTTATACTATGCGTTAGTGCACAGTATATCCAAGCACTTTTGTAAGACCATCTTAAAATAAAGGAAAAATTCATCATGGCAACTACACTAGCAGAAATTCGCGCAAAATTAGCAGCAGCCGAGAACCGTGGCTCAACTGGTTCAACAAATGGCGACGGTGGGATTTACCCACACTGGAACATTGAAGAAGGTTCCAACGCCAAAGTAAGATTCCTTCCAGACGCTGATTCAAAGAACACTTTCTTTTGGGTTGAACGTGCTTTGATCAAATTGCCTTTTGCAGGCATCAAAGGTCAAGCAGACAGTCGTCCAGTGATTGTTCAAGTACCCTGTATGGAAATGTATGGTAAGGACACTCCTTGCCCAATCCTAGCAGAAGTTCGTACTTGGTTTAAAGATCCTGCTCTTGAAGAAATGGGTCGTAAATATTGGAAGAAAAAATCTTACTTGTTCCAAGGTTTCGTGCGCGACAATCCGCTTAAAGAAGACAGGACACCAGAAAATCCAATTCGCAGGTTTATCATTAGCCCACAGATCTTTAACCTTATTAAAGGTAGTCTAATGGATCCAGAGCTTGAGAATCTTCCTACTGATTATGAGAATGGTTTGGATTTTACTATCAGTAAAACCAGCAAAGGTGGGTATGCTGATTACAGCACCAGTAAATGGGCACGTCGGGAGACGGCGCTTTCGGCTGAGGACATGGCAGCAATCGAGAAACATGGCTTGTTTAATCTAACCGAGTTTCTACCTAAGAAACCTGGAGAAGTTGAACTGCGAATTATCAAAGAGATGTTCGAGGCTTCAGTAGATGGTCAGGAGTATGATGTACAGCGTTGGGGTCAATACTACAAGCCTCCTGGGCTTGACGTTGGTCCTAGTACACAATCTGATTCGCCCACACCGGCACCAGCCGCCCAGGCCCGCGCCTCAGTTGAGGTTGAAGATGTTGGTGATGACGATGCGGCACCCACTGCCCCAGTAAAAACTCCAGTGGCCGAATCTAAAACTTCTAGTCAAAAGGCAGAAGACATTTTGGCGATGATTCGTAATCGTCAAAAACAGTAAGCAGTAACAGGGCAAGGGGCGACCCTTGTCCACCTTTTCTACTAGGAGTGCGTAATGGCAAAATCACCTAAGATTAACGAGAACTATTCTCTAAATTTCTCCAGCCGCGAAGACGGCACCGGAGACACAGTCATGGACTGTAACATTAACTTTGATAACCCACGTGATGATAGCACTGTCATCCACAGGCTGAATACTTGGCTACAGGCCATTGGTAGGACCGACATTGTAGTACAACCTAAAGAATATCCAAAAGGACTAAAATAATGGCAAAACCTTTTGACTTGAGTAAATTTCGCAAAAGCATAACTAAGAGCATCGAAGGCGTTAGCATTGGATTTAACGACCCTACAGACTGGATTTCCACCGGAAATTACGCCTTAAACTACCTAATTTCAGGTGCTTTTGACAGGGGAGTGCCTCTTGGTAAAGTAACGGTATTTGCCGGCGAATCTGGCGCAGGTAAGAGTTTTATTTGTTCAGGTAATCTAATCAGACACGCACAGCAACAGGATATCTATCCTATTCTAATCGACACAGAAAACGCCTTAGATGAAGATTGGCTTAAGGCCTTGGGTGTAGATACCAGTGAAGGCAAACTACTAAAATTGAATATGGCCATGATTGATGATGTGGCTAAAATGATTTCAGAGTTTGTTAAAGAATACAAGACTATTCCCGAAGAGTCCCGTCCAAAAGTTTTGTTTGTGTTAGACAGTTTGGGTATGTTATTAACTCCAACTGATGTGAATCAATTTGATGCTGGTGACCTCAAAGGTGACTTGGGTCGTAAACCTAAAGCACTTACAGCACTGGTTCGTAACTGTGTGAACATGTTTGGTAGTTTAAATATTGGCCTGGTAGCAACTAACCATACCTATGCTAGTCAAGACATGTTTGACCCAGATGACAAGATCTCAGGTGGGCAAGGCTTTATCTATGCGTCTAGTATTGTAGTAGCCATGCGTAAACTCAAGCTCAAAGAGGATGAGGACGGCAACAAGATCTCAGAAGTCAAAGGTATTAGGTCGGCCTGTAAGATCATGAAAACACGCTATGCCAAACCGTTTGAATCAGTACAGGTCAAAATTCCATATAATACAGGAATGAGCCCAACTTCTGGGTTAGTTGATTTATTCGAAGGCAAGGGTCTACTACATAAAGATGGCAATAGTCTGAGATATGATTTAGCAGATGGTACTTCTATTAAAAAGTTTAGAAAGGCATGGGAGAGAAACGAGGATGGGTGTCTAGATCAAGTTATGTCAGACGTCACAAAAAATCCTATTAGGGTTCATGTGTCAAAAGAAGAATTGCCTTCAGAAGAATAAATTACGGAAACATAGCAGTTTGAGATAAATAATTATGGAGGCTGCTATGTACTATATTTACGCTCTAATAGATAATAGAACTAACTTACCCTTTTACATTGGTAAAGGTAAACAAGAAAATCAAAGACATTTAGATCATTTTAAGGAAACCATTACAACAACTAGCAATAGGCATAAATTTTTCAAAATGCAATTCCTAAAAGAAAATGGTTACTCTGTATCTATAACCATACTTGAAGATAATATTCTAGATGAACTAACTGCTTATCAAATTGAAACTGATTACATTAAAAAATATGGCAGAGAAAATATAGATAAAGGTGGAATTTTAACTAATATATGTCTAGATAATAGACCACCAAGTTGGAAAGGAAAAAAGCAAACTCAGAATCATTTGAGTAATCGTATTGCTAGTTATATGGATACCTGTAAAACGATAGGGCGTAAGCCGCATTCAGAGGAAACAAAAAAGAAAATCGCTAGGCATGGGAGTGACAATGGATTTTATGGTAAAACACACTCTGAAGAAAATAAACAAGATCATTCAAAAAGAATGAAAGGTAATAAAAATAACGCCAAGCAATACAAATTTACTGATCCCAATGGAGTAACTTATGAAGTCAAAGGCGAATTTGCGAAGTTTTGTATAGATAATAATTTAACAGTATCAACAATGGAAAAATCCCTAAAATCATCAAAAATGCCACTTAGTGGAAAATGTAAGGGTTGGAAAGTCGAAAGGATTGAGAAATATGAGAGAAAGCCTTAAATACACATTGGCAGACGGAACATCGATCAAGCAATTCCGTAAGGCCTGGGAGCGCAATGAGGATTCGAGTCTGGACAGGGTTATGGCCGATTTTGTGGCTAACCCACACCAGGTTACTAAACAGGAGTCTTCGGAGGATACCGCCGATGTTGAGTGATGCCAGAGAGATTAAAAAACCTAGAAGAAAGAATAGATAAATTATTGAGATATATCGAATTACTGGATCAAAATTTACAGGATTTACGAGATCAAGTTGAAACTAGAACCAATGTAGATCGAGTAGAAAGCATTGTGCAGGGTCTAGCTAAAACTTTTAAATGTAGAGACAAGAAATGACCATCGACGTTGAAGTGCTTAGTGAAGCATACAGTATACTAAAACAGTATATACCACAAAAGGATCGTCAAGAGGCTGCTGATAACATTATGAGTATCATGGTAGATTATCTTGACGATGCCGAACTCAAAGAATTTGGACGCACTGACGCTGCTCTCGGTCGTGCGTTCAAAGAGTACGCCGGCGAAGCCGAAGATGACTACGACGAAGAATATGACGAATAATGTGGTACAATCGTGTAGTACAGGACATTGCCAATATTCCTGACTTTATTGCCTACTACGAACGTGAACTAGAACAAGCTCGCACCGAATGTCAAATCCGCGGCAGCGTGGAACGAAGCATTAGCCAACTGCCAGGTATCACTGAGCACCGTTTTAATCAACTACAAGAGATTGAAGCGGTGCTTAACTATCTTAACATTCAGTTGCGTAAAATACGTCGTAAATGGTTTATGAAATATCTGGAAAACTACAATCGTGCTTTAAGTAGTCGTGACGCAGAAAAGTATGTGGACGGCGAGGACGAAGTAGTCGACTATGAAGCAATTATTAATGAAGTGGCCTTGATCAGAAATAAATATCTGGGTATACTCAAAGGTCTAGAGAGCAAAAACTTCATGCAGGGGCATTTAGTTAGGCTAAAGACCGCTGGCATGGAAGATTACTCAGTGTGACCCAAACCGAACATCGAGCACAAGAATTATTAGATCTCTGGGATGCACTAAAAACCAGTCGTAGTTGTCGTCATGTGGTTGATATTCAAGAACATAAAGACACTCTAAATAGTTTGGCTAATATCATACGACTTGGGCTATACGCAGAATATCGCACCGACATTTTAGAAACTGCTTGTGACCAATTTGAAATCGAATACATCAAAGTTAAGAACAAGCTGCATAACGACCTAATAGACAGTTTACGTACTAAATAATACATTATGCGTACCTTAAGAGAATATATTGATATTGTTACCGAAAAGGTAAATGTGGGCGAAATTGAGCAGATTAAACAGGTCATTGCCAATAAAATCAAGCAATTGCCCGATGACGATGTTACCAAAAAAGCCTTGGCCGAAATTGAAGATTTATTGAAAAATGTCAACGCAGGCGGCAAAGCAGGTATTATCAATGGAAAATTACAGGCCATCGATGACCCTACAGTGCGAGCAGCACAAAAAGAGTTGGCTCGTTATATTCTCAGCATAGACATGACACCAGAGCAACGTGATCAACTGTTTGATCTTTGGCAGTCGGATAAACTGGTCAAGCATGATGTGTTGTTGAAAAAAGGACAAAAAACCATTGCTGACGTTATCACCAATTATAACAATAACCCAGCCATTAAAGAATTAGTCGATGATGTAATGAGTATTGCTGCACTAGGCCAAGGTAAGGGAGAATTTGGTCTTAGTGTGTTAAGTCGTCAGATCAACAAGCCAGAAAAAGGGGATTTGGTCATCAAGGGTATTCCCATTGAAGTCAAAACCACCGACGGTGGCGCAGGCCGTTTCACGGATCAGGAAGTGCGCCCTGGTGAAGGTTTTGAAATGGCTGCTAGAAATCTCAATGCTTTCTTTAAGACTCAAGGTATTAATTTACCCAAGAGTGGTGTGAGCATGACTCAAGCAGTACAAATGGCACAGAATCTTCCTGCCAAAGAACGTCCTGCATATATCAAGTTGGTTAGAGAAGTCATTGGTAGGATTTTTTCAGGTATGGATGTTGAACCCATAATTAACAGCATCGAATCGGGCAATTTAAACAATGCCTTAAAAGAATACTCTGAAGCCAGTTTTAATTATTACATGAGCAAAAAGAATGATGAAGGTGTACTATATATCAGTCTAGCACATACACCTACACTCATGGTCATGTTCAAAGATGCTCGAGACTTAGCCGCCACTGGTATGCGTTTTCACAGCAAAACCATATACATTACCAGCATCAACGACGTTCGTTTGCCCTATCCACAAATGGAAATCGTGCCAACCAAGGCTGGCGTTGAATTCACTGGTCCTAAAGGTGGTGTTGAAGTTCCTGCCAAAGCACCGGCTGAACCAGTGGCAGCACCTGGGGTAGCCACTGGTAAACGCACTTCGATTCGCCCACCTGGTACCGAAGAGCCTGCCCCACGTAGAAATATCTCCGCACCAAGACAGCGCCGTTAAATACTTCATATTTGTTGACTTTGCCTTAGTTTTTAGTTAAACTAAGCCTATATCAACCACATCAGGATATCAATCATGTTTGAATCAATCGAAATTCGTCGCGCTGCCAACGGGTTCATTTTGGTCGTTACCACCGAAGAAGAAACTCGAGAGTATGTTTACGATACCAGCAGAAAAGCACTCAAAGTAATTAAAGATTATCTAGAACAAAAAAGAGAGGGTAAATGAAAACTGCTTTTATAACAGGTATTACAGGTCAGGATGGAAGTTACTTAGCAGAACTGCTATTAGAAAAAAATTATAAAGTACATGGATTAATTAGACGTAATAGTTCAGGTCCTAACTTTACCAATATTTCACACATAGTAGATCAAATTGAAGTGCACTACGGTGATCTGACTGATTGTGCCAACCTACGAAATATCATTTCGAAGGTACAACCCGATGAAATCTATAATCTAGCGGCACAGAGTCATGTCAGTGTCAGTTTTGAATCGCCGGCTTTCACTGGAGATGTAAACGGGTTAGGTGTTCTTAAACTGTTAGAAGCCACTAAACTGTTGGCCAACCAAAAACCTGTTAAATTCTATCAAGCCAGTACCAGTGAATTATACGGAAAGGTTCGCGAAACTCCTCAAACTGAATTAACTCCATTCCATCCGCGCAGTCCCTATGCAGTGGCCAAACTGTATGGTTATTGGATCACAGTAAACTATAGAGAAAGTTATAATTTGTTTACCTGCAATGGGATTTTATTCAATCACGAAAGTCCACGACGTGGTCCTGAGTTTGTCACAAGAAAAATTGTACAAGGCATGATTCGTGTGCATTTGGGCAAACAAGAAGTTCTTGAATTAGGCAATTTAAACGCAAGACGTGATTGGGGTCATGCAAAAGATTATGTCAAAGCCATGTGGCTCATGCTACAACAAGACCAACCCAATGATTATGTGGTTTCCAGTGGTGAAGAACACTCAGTAAGGGACTTCTGCGAAAATGTAGCAGATTTTCTTGGATTCAAAATTGAATGGCGTGGTAATGAACTAGATGAAGTTGGCGTTAACACTTCAACAGGAAAAGTGGTTGTTCGAGTTAACGAACGTTTTTATCGACCAGCCGAAGTTCCTACTATTTTTGGTGATTGTTCTAGGGCTCAAGAAACACTAGGTTGGAAACAAGAATATACATTCAAAGACTTAGTGCATGAAATGTGTGTACACGAATTAAAAGATCAAACCAAATGACAATGATATTCGAAAGTCCCGACAAAGGCAAAACTGTGTACATGAGCGAGTTTGGCTCCCTCAACAGAACTCTTGTGTCGTCTAGCAATGAATCATTGCAGATGATTCATATCCCTGTTAGTCTCGGTGAGTTAGTTGACAAGATTACTATTTTGCATATCAAATTGACAGAAATCACTGATGCAGAAAAAGTTAAAAATATTCAAAAAGAATTCTATTTATTAACTGGGCTCGATGTATACACTGAACTTGAACACGAACTAAAAGAATACTACCAAAGACTTTTTGATGTAAATTATGAAATTTGGCGTCTGGAAGATGTTATTCGCGAGTGCGAATCCAGCGGCCGTTTTGATGATTACTTTGTTGAGTCGTCGAGGCAAATACACAAAGCCAACAAAAAACGCAGCCAAATTAAGAAAGAAATTAACATAAAATACAAATCTCAAGTGGTAGAAGAAAAATCATACAAGGATTAAGCATGAAAAAATTGTTAGAATTAGGTAGTCACTATGTTAGCGATTTTATCAAAGACACAAGTGAAATGGAAGGAAGAAATCAGTACAGCCTGGACGTATGGATGGATGATCGTATTGGTGCTGCTAGACTACATAACCTAGCCCCACCTGAGACCATGTGGGGAAAATATTGGTACCGCAGCGGTATTAATACCAGCATGACCATGGAACTAAATCGCATTGCTGATGAAATCAAGTCTAGGGTCAAATTACAAGCAGGAGATGTTTGGTTAGACATTGCCTGCAATGATGGTACCATGTTCAAGTTCATGCCCGACGATGTCAAAAAGATTGGTATCGATCCTTGTGACGATACTTATTTTGCTGAATCATCTAAGTTGGCCGAAGTCATCCAGGATTACTTTTCGCGTGATGCTTGGAGTCGTACCAGTGTATCCGATAAAAAGGCCAAGGTTATTACTTGTATTGCCATGTTTTATGACCTAGATGACCCACGTCAGTTTATTCAGGACATGTATGATATTCTCGATGACGATGGTGTCATTGTGCTGCAAATGAGTTACACACCGCTGATGATCAAACAAATGGCCTTTGACAACATTTGTCATGAGCACGTTTACTACTATGATCTTACCAGCATTAGAAATTTGTTTGGTGATCGTTTTAAAATTGTTGACTGTTCTTTAAATGATACCAATGGCGGTAGTTTTAGGATTTACCTTAGAAAATCTACTGCTCGTGATTCTACATTTGCATCAGCACCTTTGCGTGATGTTTGTAACATGCGTGTTCAAAGCATTTTGTCTTATGAGGAACATGAGTGCAACATTCGTAAAGAATCAGTTTGGAAAGAGTTCGCTGATAGGCTGAGCCAAATGAAGCACGATCTCACCACATTGTTGACTTCTATCAAAGCCCAAGGCAAAACCATATATGGCTATGGTGCTAGTACCAAAGGCAACACACTGCTACAATATTTTGGTATTGACACTAATTTTTTAACTGCCATTGCTGAACGCAGTCCCTATAAATTTGGTTATCATACCATTGGCACCAATGTGCCCATTGTCAGCGAAGAAGAAATGCGAGCAGCCAAACCTGATTACCTTTTGGTATTGCCATGGCATTTTATTGATGAATTTTTAATTAGAGAAAAAGACTATCTAGCCGGCGGTGGCAAGTTGATTGTGCCTTGCCCGGAAGTTCGAGTTTATTCTCATGAAAATAGATAGGTTGGTATTTTTTAATCACTATAACAATGGTGATTGTTTTATCAACCGAGAGTATGTGCGTGATATTATTTCAAAGTTAGATGCACGTGAAGTGTATTACGCACATAAAAATCATACATCAATAACTCAAGATCTATCAGTTACTCATATATCACTGGCAGATTTGCCAGGACAGGTACATCAGGGTTTGAGAATTGCATATGATCCCGGTAGCAGCACAATGTATGTTAATACTTGGGTAGGCGCCACTGTGCCCAAGTATTTTAACTGGGGGCAACACGCCAATTTTGTAATTTTAAGTAGAATCTGGCAAGATTATTATCAAGAACTAAACTTGACTGTCAATGGTGATTATGCTGAGTATTTGCCCAACATCAGTTTTGATTCATACGATCTTGAATTTGTTGATCGTTGGATTGATCTATCGCGATCGGTGCCAGTGATATTGATCTGTAATGGACATCAACAAAGTGGTCAAAGTCGCCTAGGTGACATGAGCACTGTGCTTAAAAATCTTGCACATGAATTCCCGGATCGCATTTTTCTTTCCTGCCATCGATTGAATCTCACAGAGTCTAATGTATTTTACACAGATGATATTTTTGGTAGTTCAACAGGCAACTTGCCGCACATATCGTACATTAGTCAACATGCTGATTTGATTGTAGGTAAAAACAGTGGCCCATTTACTTTTGCTCATACACAAACAAATTTAAACAATGCTGATAAAACTTTTCTTTGTTTCAGTGATGATCGAACATCATGTTTAACTGGCCAAGGACAGTATTGGGCGACAACATTATTCAGTGATGCAGTAGAAGATACACAGGTAACAGAAACCATTGTCAAGACCATGGCAACAAAAAATAAATCAACAGAAAAACAAAGCATAAGGACAGTTTAATGAAGGGAATATTTGTTAATACGCAAAAAGCCAATTGCAGTATCTACAGCAGCGGCTCTATGTTGTACAATGTGTTGGTCAGCGCCGATGATTACACATTGGATTATGTAGAAATCGACCAACTTGACATTGAAAAATTACACAACGGTCAGATAGCATCATCGACAAAATCTCTTGACGCAGTGTATGATTTTTATATCTTTAATTATCACCATCACACCATGCGAGAAAGACATTTTGTTCAATCCAGTAGATTCATCAATCTGCCGGGCAAAACGTTTTGTATTGTATTGGAAATGACTCGTAATGATCCTTTTTCATTTTTTAAACCTCAAGGTTTCACAGACTTAATAGTACTTGATCCTACCATGGACAGGCCTGAACCCAATATCCATGCATTTCCTCGTCCGTTACTGTCTTTTTTGCCCACCAAAAAATACGATGTTGTACCTGATGTGCCCTTGATTGGCAGTTTTGGATATGCCACAATTGACAAAGGGTTTGACTTGATTGTCAAGGCAGCAGCAGAAGAATTTGATCGAGCACACGTAAGAATAAATCTCAGTCCATCAACATATGCAGACCCAGCCATGGGCGAAAATTTCAAGGTTCAAATTGAACAAAGTTGTCGCGCACATGAAAGACCCGGCATAACAGTGGAATTCACTAGACATTACTTTTCGGATGCAGAGTTGGTCGATTGGTGTGCTGAAAATACTTTAAATTGCTTTTTCTACACAAGAACTATTCCTGGGTTAGCAGCAGCCACGGATCAAGCCATTATGTCAGGATCGCCATTGGCAGTAGGCGAGAATTCTACCTTTAGACATATTCATCAGCATCTCAAACCATATCCTCAAGCATCACTGAAAGAGTTGATACTGACTGGCCATCAAGGCATTGATGCTATGAAACATCACTGGTCCAAAGAATCTTGCGTGGCCAAATTTAAGCAGATGCTGGGCGCATGAAAAACATTGCACTAGTAAGTGGACCTATTAGGAACTGCGGTATACATACCTATGCTTCCTGTGTGTATGAAATACTGCAAAAATCTAGTAGGTACAATTTTTTGTTCTTTGAAGTCAACACTGCTGAAGAAATGCTGGCCATGGCCAATCAACATCAAGTTGCAGCAGTGATTTACAATTGGCATCCTGCTATTATGCCTTGGTGCACAGGGAACTTTACACGACAAATGCAGCAGTTTGCACAATTTCTCATAGCCGGGCATGAATTGTACCAAGAGTCGGAACAGTTTGATAATATCAGGGCTTATTTGACCATTGATCCCACGCTGCCGGCCAGGCCTAATTCCTTTCCTGGAATTAGGCCTATTACTTACTATGACACTATTCAATATCATGCTCCACAGGGTACATTAAAAATTGGTACCAGTGGTTTCGGGCATCAAAAGAAAGGATTCACACGATTGGCACAGATACTCAATGAACAATTTCCACACGAACCAGTGGAATTAAATGTGCATTTCTCTGTTGGACATTTTGTGGATCAAACTGGCAATGCTGCTAGACAATCAGTGGCAGAAGCAGCAGGTAATTTAAACTCAAATATCAAATTAACAGTAACACATCAATTTTTTGAAAAACCACAGTTGATACAATGGTTAAACAACAATGATATCAATGTCTACTGTTACGATTATTACCATGGACCTGGGGTCAGCAGTTCGATTGACAAAGCCATTGCTGCTAGAAAACCTTTTGCGGTAAATGATTCTAATTACTTCAAGCATGTTAGAAAAGACGTCATCGATCTTTATAAAACACCAATCAAGGACATAGTAGCGCAAGGTATCGAGCCTTTGCAAGAGTTTTATCAACGTTGGAACCCTGACACCTTGGTTGCTCAGTATGAATTTTTAATGGATAATTTTATATGATACACAATCAAAAAACTGCATTGGTACTTGGTGACGGCGGATTCATCGGCGAACACATTGCTCAGCACTTGGTCAAACAAGGATGGTGGGTGCGCGGTGCCGACATCAAACGTCAAGAACACAAAGAAACATCATGTCATGATTTTGTCATGGCTGATTTGCGTGAGCAATCTAATGTGCGCATGATTGTAGATCATAAGTTTGATATGGTGTTTCAATTGGCCGCTGACATGGGCGGAGCCGGTTACATCAATACCAATCTTTATGATGCTGATGTAATGAATAATTCAGCTACTATAAATTTAAACGTATTAGATGCATGCCACCGTAGACTGATCAAACAGGTATTTTTTAGCAGCAGTGCCTGTGTCTACAACGAAGAATTACAATTGTCTACCACTGATCCCGATTGCAGAGAGCACACAGCGTACCCAGCGCATCCAGACAGTGAGTATGGATGGGAAAAATTATTCAGTGAAAGATTGTTTCTTGCCTACAATCGACAACACGGTATGCAAAATAAGGTTGCTAGATTTCATAACATATTTGGCGAATACGGTACTTGGCGCGGCGGGCGCGAAAAATCTCCGGCTGCAATTTGTAGGAAAGTGGCCATGGCTCGTGACGGCGACGAGATTGAAATATGGGGCGATGGTAATCAAACAAGATCCTTCTTACACATTGACGAGTGTGTCGAAGGGGTCATGCGATTAATGAATTGCACCCATTTTGATGGTCCTGTCAACATTGGCTCTGACCACATGATTACCATTAACCAATTGGTGGACATTGTTAGCAGCATCGCTGGCAAGCAATTAATTAAAAAACATATCCCAGGCCCTCAAGGTGTACGTGGTAGAACCAGCAACAACGACCTCATTGAAAAAATGTTGGGATGGCGGCCGTCACGAGATTTAACACATGGATTAGAAAAAACATATCATTGGATCGAACAACAAATTAAAAATGAAGCCTAATATTTTATTTGTAACACAAACACTAGAAGGAGCCAGAGCCGCTTGTGGCATCGGCTTAATTGGACGTTTAATCGGAGAAGCCCTGTTAGACCACAGCGAATACCATTTCGAACTACTGTACACTGATGACTATGGGTTGGTAGAGCAGCGAATTGCTGAGTATGCTCCTCGGGCGATCATATACAATTATTCTCCGGGCAGCACCCCTTGGCTAGATCATGCACAAGATCGTCGTGCTGCCTACGGACATATCAAGCACATAAGAATCATGCATGACATGCACCAAGGTATTGCAAATAATTACTCACCCATGCATAATTTTGGTTGGGAATACATTATTGCCGACGACCCTACTGTAATAGAAACTCAGCATGTGTTTGTAACCAATAGATTACTGCCTGCAGGTCCTACTAAATCATATGTAGACACAGGCATACCCATAATTGGATTTCAAGGTTTTAGTTCAATCTACAGCGATGATCACAAAGGCGTACGTCGAATTGCGCATCAAGTTTTACAAGAATTTGATCAAGCCATTATACGACTACATATTCCTTTTGGTTTTTATGGTGATCCCAATGGCAGTGCTGCCATGGCCAGAGTCAATGAAGTTAGATCCATTGTTGCACCTAAGCCGGGTATCGGTGTTGAAGCCTCACACGAACTTCTTGGTACCCAGGAAATCGTTGACATGCTGGCACAAAATACTGTAAATTGTTACTTTTATGACTACTTGGATGGTGCCGGACTTGCCAGTAGCCCAGATTATGCTTTAGCCGCTGGTAGGCCCATTGCTGTTGCTCGTAGTCATCAAATGCGAAATTTCTGGAACCTGCAGCCCACAGTGCTCATTGAACATAGTTCGCTGAAACAGATTATTGCCAATGGCATTGAACCGTTAAAGCCCTTGTACGAAGCATACAGTAAACACAGTGTTCAGCGGGATTATGCCAGGATATTAGATAGAATTCTTAACCATGTTTAAATTAAAATTTTATTTCAAGCACATCGGCGATCAAATTTGTACTACCGCACTTCCGGAAAACATATTCAATGCCACTGGTGAAAAATGTGTTATCACTGATCCTGCAATTTGGGCATTTAAACATAACCCTTATGTGGTACATATGAATGAATCTGAATGTCCATCAGACATTCCAGAAATCGCAGTAATTCCAGACAACAGAATTGCCGAGCAAAGACAAGCCTATCAGCAACATACTAAAAACACAATCAGTGCTGGGCAGACTGATTATATGTGTCAAAACATTGGTATCACAGAACCCAAATTGCGTCACCCAAGACTGTACATCTATGAGGATCTAGAAATAGAACCCGACAAAATCGTTGTCAACACCGCCGGCAGCGATCGTACTAGAGACAATGAGCCAGCCATACGCTACAACTTCGGCGAGGATCGTGTTAGAATTTTAGACGATGATATTCTAAAACAAATCTTGCACAATTATAAAAATTATAGAATTTATCAAATTGGCAGCAAAGCCGACAAGCCTCTAGGTGGACACAGCATCGATCTGCGAGGATTAGATTATTGGGATAGCATACGTGAAGTGGCCACTGCCAGTAGATTCATTGGGGTCGATTCTGGTCCCAGGCACATGGCCAGTTGTTATCCCAGAATAGACATACGAGTGGTACTGGTACAATATCCTAAGAAAACTTTGTTAACCACTAGACCCGGGGACACTAATCACTGGCTATTCAGTTGGCTAGACATGACTCATACTTATTTTAATAGATATGACCACGACGTGGCATACACCTTTAGTTATCAAAAGATTTAAGCATGGACCTAGTAGAATACAAAAATAAGAAGTACCCAATGTTTCAAACCATTGGCCATGCCAGCCAATTTGCCATCCCATTTGCCAAATACTTTTGCCATGGACATGGCTATGACATTGGGTGCAATCGGGTAGAATGGTCTTATCCAGGATCTATTCCAATTGATCCTGTGATCTCTCAACAACATGATGCTTACAATTTGCCCGATGGTCAAGTTGACTATATTTTTAGTAGTCATTGTTTAGAGCATTTACCAGACTGGGTGGCAGCACTTGATCATTGGACTGATCGCATCAGGCCACAGGGTATTTTATTTTTATATCTGCCGCATTACAGTCAAGAATATTGGCGCCCATGGAATAATCGAAAACATCGACATGTGTTATCGTCGGAAGTCATTTGTGACTACATGCGCGATCGTAATTACACTAACATTTTAAACAGTGAACGCGACTTAAATGATAGTTTTGTTGTAGTTGGACAAAAAACCTAACAGCAATTATGAAAAAAATAACTCTAGTATGCGTTGGCAATGTTTGTCATGACATGATGAAATTTAGTGTAGAAAACACACTCAAACACACACCCGACATCGAGGATGTGTTAATCATGTCAGATCGGCCCTTGTTTGATTACGGGCAGTTTCAACAACTTCCGGATAAATTTGATAAAAACAACTATCAAAAAATCATGATCAAGGACCTGCATGGTCTTGTTAAAACAGAATTTGTATTGATCTGTCAGTATGACGGAATGGCAGTCAACGGCTCACAATGGAGCAATGATTTTTACAACTACGACTATGTTGGTGCACCATGGCCCCTTAGGTTTTCGTGGATACCATCGGATCAACGTGTGGGCAATGGCGGTTTCAGTTTACGCAGTCACCGACTATTAGAAGCCTTACAAGATAAAGACATTGGTTACCAGACCAATGAAGATGTAATTATCTGCCAAACTGCAAAAAGACTTTTAGTAGAGCGGTACCAGATAAACTATGCTCCAGTGGACCTAGCTGATAAATTTAGCAATGAGTGGAATAACCCCGATGGTGCAGTTTTTGGATTTCACGGCATATTTAATTTTCCTAGATATTTCGATGATGAAACCTGCGCAGATCTGATCAGCAAATATCATTTGAAACATTGGTATTCGGATCAATTACAAAATTTTCTTGAGTACTGCGAATCAAATAACTATATAAAAACTCTGCTGCAACTAGAACAGAGCCTCAAACAATCTTAATCAAAGCATGAATAATTTTATACTTGAATACTTTCGAAATCTTTTAACCGGCGTGTCTGGAAACTATTTTGAGTTAGGATCTGACCAGGGAAAATTGGTTTCAATATTAAGCAACGAATTCGCTAACAAAGTCTTTATCAGCGTCGACGGCGCAGTAGAATCTGCTGCTTCTGTGATGAGCAACATATTTGATCATGCCAATGTGTTGTTTTATTCAATGCCGGCACTGGAATTTAATCAGACATTGACCGACAGCACTGCACAAGCACATGATATTTCTGTGGTGTTTATTAATCATGGTACTAATTATGAAGACTTGGCCGAAGGTGTTAAAGCTTCACAGAGATTAATTGGCGTTAAACCCGGATATGTAATTTTCAACAATGTCGCTGCCACTACAACTGTCATCAACGAGTTTAAACAATTGTTAGGCTATAGAATAGTAGCAGAACGTATTATTGCTGACGATGTAGTATCGTTCCAACTTCGAGAACAATAATGGATCAAGAGTTAGAGTTTGAACGTGCCTATTGGGGCGATTGTGCCAATACGTTTGATGAAGATCAAAAGCACTATGTTTATGCCAGATGCATGGGGCTAACGCGAGTGCATTATAGTTTTGATGTAGGAAATAAAAGCATCATGGACATCGGCGGTGGTCCGTCAAGTATGCTGCTAAAGACCATTAATTTAGTACGCGGTAAAGTAGTGGATCCCATTGAGTATCCACCATGGACTCGTGATCGGTATCGTATGAAAAACATTGATGTAGATGTAGCACCAGGTGAATCAGTGAACGAAATCGGTTGGGATGAAGTTTGGATCTATAATTGTCTACAGCACACAGAAGATCCTGCCAAAATTATTCGTAATGCGCAACAAGCAGCACCGGTGTTGAGAATATTTGAATGGATTGATTTACCGCCGCACCCCGGACACCCGCATTTATTAACCGAACACGCACTCAATGACTGGATTGGTAATTTTGGCCAAACTGCTAGATTTGCAGAGTCAGGCTGTTTCGGTCGTGCGTATTATGGAGTTTTCAAACAATGACATTTCGTTTCCACATTCTAGGGTTACCACATACGGTGACCAACAAAGAATACAATGCCTGTGCTTACACACAAAAAGTATGGAAGTTTGGCAAGATGATGCGGGCACGTGGGCATGAAATCATACATTATGGTCATCCCGATTCGGATGTGATCTGTGACGAACATGTCAATGTCATTGGTAACGAAGACTTAGAAAAAGCCTATGGTAACTATGATTGGCGACGTAACTTTTTCAAATTTGACGTAAATGATCATGCTTATCAAACCTTTTATGCCAATGCCATACGTGAAATAGGTCTTCGCAAACAACCACGAGATTTTCTATTGCCATTTTGGGGATGGGGTCACAAAACCATATGTGATGCACATCCTGACATGATTGTGGTAGAGCCTGGCATTGGCTATGCTGGCGGGCACTTTGCACGTTTTAAAATTTTCGAAAGTTACGCCATTTATCATGCTTACTATGGTCTAACCGCAGTGGGTACCTGTAAGCAAGACTGGTATGATGTGGTCATACCCAATTACTTTGACCCCGAGGATTTCACATTTGCCCCAGACACCAAGGAAGATTATTTTTTGTTTGTGGGCAGAGTCTATGACGGTAAAGGAGTTAATGTGGCTATTCAGGCCACAGAGAAAATCGGTGCACGATTGAAAATCGCCGGACAAGGCAGTTTAGAGGACATGGGATATACAACCACACCCGACCATGTAGAGTTTGTGGGTTACGCTGATGTTGAAAAGCGCAGACAATTAATGAGTCGGGCTCGTGCTGCTTTTGTGCCCAGCATGTATGTAGAGCCTTTTGGAGGTGTGCAGATTGAGATGTTGATGTCTGGCACGCCCACTATCAGTACCGACTGGGGCAGTTTTGTTGAAAACAATATTCATGGGATCACTGGATATCGTTGTCGCACCTTTGAACAGTTTTGTTGGGCAGCCAGGAATATCGACCGTATTAGTCCTCAGGCCTGTAGAGATTGGGCTGTGAACAATTACAGTTTAGATCATGTGGCTGGCATGTACGAGGAATATTTTCAATCAGTCATGGATATCTACACAGGCCAAGGATGGTACGAGCCGCACCCGGAACGAGAGAACTTGGATTACATGGGTAAAAAATTTCCTGGAATTGCTTAAAAATTAGACAATGACCCTGTGCTTGACAGGGTTATCGATTTTCGCTTATACTAAGGGTACAGTAAGTAAACACACAGGAGCAGACATGATTTACCCTGACTACATGACCCTAGAAGATATTGCTGAATTTGAACTGGATATGGCACGTTTTGACCTAGATTCCAGCATGGAATTCGACGAAATCAACCGTGTACTTCGTGAAATTTACCTGGACAAGTTAGCCGCAGAAAGTGAGATGTTGCAGTTTTACAACATTTGACAGCCTGTCCGTTTTTGTGTAATATGCTGAAATACTGACACACAGGAGTCAAAATGCGTAGACGGCAATTTGTCACAGGGCTGAATAACAGCCAACCTATTCGTGTTATCTGCAATGGTGTAGGTTTCTATACCACTGTGGCTGGTGCGTTTGATATGTGTATGTATGAACAGCGTGTGGCAGTGACTTCAGTGCTAAGTTCACTTGGTGCTAGCCTCAAGATGCCCGGTAACCAAGCCACTGGGTTGGCTACTCGTATCAACTGCTATACTGCGGATGGTCGACGTGTAGATGTTGACGTACAAGTAGATTTGGTATAATGTCTGATTTTGATGACTTTGGGCTAGGTGGTAACGTGGGCGGAGTCATGCCCACTTATAAGCAATCTATCCCAACAGACGTGCGCACTAGTAGACCCTTTATCGACACCGGCGGTAATTTACCTAAATTTTATTATGACTTTGACGCCAAAAAAAGATTTCATGCACTTAGACGCCTTAAATCAAGAACTTCAAGTCAATGACTTTGTGGCCTATCCCAGTAGTTCAGGGCTTGGGCGCAATACACTAAAGATTGGTAAGATTGTGGCCATGACACCTAAAATGGTCAAGGTTGTGCATGTTAATAAAAGGTTGTATGAAGCCCGTATAACTACTAGATACCCCGGGGACTGTGTTAAAATAGATGAACAGTTAGTAACTGTTTATATTTTAAAGAACGGTTTTCAAAATGACAATAGATAAAAAGATTCTCAAGGACCTTCGCGGTTTTAATTGGCAAAAAATAATTGACTATGGTCATAGTTTAACGGACCTCAATGACGCTCAACTAAGGTTTGCCAAGGGCTTGGCCATTGAAAAATCAATTGAGTATTTCGGTGACGGCAAGATTGACTACATCGGCGAGGAGCACAGAGATTTTCATTGGCGTAAGCACAAACTCTACATTGAAGCAAAAAGTCAGTTCAGTGAATCACTATTCACCAAAAAGTCTCAACTCAGAGGAACGTTTAAAATAAAGTTGTCAAACAGCAATGGTACAAATAAAAAGGGATCAATTGATCCCAATGATGTTGCTGATTTGCTACTACTAGTAAGGCAGGATGGTGCAGTTGTAATCAGCAAAGATGTAATTGTGCGTGAAGCCAAGGCCGACGGCGATGGCTTTGTGCTAACAGTTAAGCCTGGTGATGTTGAACTTGTAGTCGGACCTCTCGCGGTCCAAAATGTTTATGAAACTAACCTTAAGAAAGAACTTTACGATGCTATTGAAAGATCATTATCGGGTTTACAATGATAACTGTGTTGAAGGCATGCGACAGCATGTAAAAGACAATTCGGTAGATCTAATCTTCACAGACCCGCCATATGGTATCGACGGTGATGAACTTGATGTTCATTACCACAGAGATGAATCCACAGTGGTCCCGGGTTATGTGGATGTGCCTTTAACTGAGTATGCAAAGTTCAGCATGGATTGGATACGCGAGTGTGCTCGTGTGCTAAGACCCGGCGGAAGTATTTACATTGTCAGTGGTTACACTAACCTGCATCATATTTTAAATGCACTGCACTCTACCGAATTAACAGAGATTAATCATATTATAGCCAAGTACAGTTTTGGCGTTAGTACCAAAAACAAATTTGTCAGCAGTCATTACCATGTGCTATTTTGGCAAAAGCCCGACAAGGGCAAACAAAAAAGAACTTTTAACAGCAATTGGAAATACACAGATCAAAAAGACAGTTATCATGATCGTTTAACAGTGCAGGACATGCCGCGTGACTACAAACCTGGGCAAGTCAAAAATAAAAATCAACTTAGTGAAGATTTCATTATGAAATTTATCATGTACTCTAGTAATCGTGGTGACACTGTGCTCGATTGTTTTGCCGGCGGGTTTACCACCGCAAGAACTGCCTTACGTTTTGGTCGAAAGTTTGTGGGGTTTGAATTAAACAAAAATGCCTACGATGCTTTTGTGCCAACCTTGGATCAAGTTGAAGTATTAGAGGACCCAGTGCCTATCGAGCCAGATGCCAAGGAGTTGGCCAAACGTGAGAAAATGCGCGAAGGCTGGCGTCGGGATCGTGCTCGTAAAAAAGCAGAAAAACAGGCTGTGGCATAAAAACCACAAATAACCCGAAACTTGACTGGGCTTTTGTATTTTGCTATACTTAGAGCATGAAAATTGTACAAGAAACCACTAAGTGGGCAGACGCTACTGCTAACAATCTCTATCTTGTCACTGACAACATGGAGTATATCGTAGCATATGTGCCCGAGGGCTCAGGTAAATCCCAGCGTTTTCACAAACCAATTCGCTGGGATTCACGTGGGCGTAC